CTCCGGGTTCGTATGGTTATCTCGGCGCTAAAGAAGGTGGCCCTATTAAATTATCAGGTGGTGGAGTCGGTAGTGGTATGATGCAGTATGGTCCATATAATTTAGAAATTGAAAGACAAAAGGGTACATTCCGCCCAACAGGTTCTATGGTGGCACCAGAAGCTGGTCCCGCTATATCTCGTATTGCTCAGACCCAACCAATGATGTCAGTCAGTCCACAAAAAATTGCTGGTCTTGCTCAACCCGTAGCTCCGACTATACCAACAACTAACGTACCCATAGCTCCTAGACAAGGACCATCACCATTTGAAATGCCACCTGCTCCACCTGGACCAGCTCCTATGCCAACAAAACAAACACCACTACCAGAGGGAGTATCTAGAAATATGCAAAGTTTTATAAATAATTTACCACAAAAAGATATTAGTGTTAACATCGGTCAAATAACTAGCTTATTAGGATTAGCTGAAGGTGGTGAGGTACCAACAACTAAAAAAGAATTTGCCAGACTTGGTATATATAAAAGACCAGAAGATTATGATACTAAAGATATGAATGTTGGTGGTGAAGTTCCGGGTATGGCTAAACCAGCTCCGGCTGGAATCACTGGTCAAAGTTCTAATATTGATATGTCTGCTGTTAATTATGGTAAACCTACAACGGGACTACGAAAAAGATTTGATAATCAAGTTGAAGGTATGTTTGCAAATCTGTTAGGTGCTAATAGAGGAGGAATGAGAGGAGCTATAGGAAAATTATCGGCTCAGATGTTAATGGATCAACAAGGTGATGCTATGTTTAAATATGCTCAAGATAACAATTTACTTGGAGGTCTTGGTGGAACTTATAAAGGTCCGTTACAAAGAGGTCCATATCGTTATCCTTCATCAGCAGAAAATTTAGCATTAGGTAAAGAAGATGTTTCTAAAATAGGATATGAAAGTGTTACATATCCGGGAGTTAAAAATATGGCCGAAGGTGGTGAAGTACAATCCGATGAAACATTACAATCGAATGCATTCGTTATACCAGCAGATGTCGTGGGTCACATAGGTGACGGTTCATCTGATGCTGGTGCTCAAAGATTACAAAGTTTTTTGGGTATGAACCCGCAACAATACCAAGCGGGTGGGATTATGGCGGGTGAACTACAAGGACCGGGTGGTGGTATGGATGATCTTATCCAGACGAGCATTGAAGGCAAACGAGCCGCAGCTGTCAGTCCCCAAGAATTTGTAGTGCCAAGAGATATTGTTGCCGAGTTAGGACAAGGTAGTTATGATAAGGGATCAAATAAATTATATGCATTGATGAGAAATGTACGTAAAGCAAAAACAGGAACAACAAAACAACCGGCTGAACTTACCAGAGGTCTAGGGCAGTTGATGAGAACAGCGGTTGCTTGAGGTAGAAGAGGTTAAATCTTTTGATGATATTGAAGAATTGTTTATGTTATTCCCAGTGGAGATTGAACGAGGACCGTTTAATAATAAATACACACCCGAATTACTTAGACATCACATTGAAACAGGAGTGCTAGGTTTGTTAAGGATAAAACATAATGGTAGAATAATCGCAGGTTATGTAATAAAAATTAATGTTTATCCAACGGCCAAACGACTGTTGGAAATCTTGTTTATCTTTGGAAGAAATCTAAATCTTCGTGTGGGTAAACAAATATTTAAAAAGCTTGAAGACTTAGCTAGACAGTTAAAGTTAGATGGCATAGAATTAACCGGTCGTATGCAATGGAATAAAGTATGCGACAAGCTTGGTTTTAACGACCAACAATATATACAGAGAACAAAATGGCTGACTTATTAAAACGACTTAAAATTTCTGAAAAACAATACGGTGTAGGAATGGAGGACAATCCATTCCAAGATGTGTCTAACGACGAGGCAATGAAGGTATGCTTCGGTGGTGGTGGTGGATCACCTCCTCCTCCTCCTCCAACAACAATGACACAGCAAACAAGTAACATTCCTGAATACTTTCAACCGTATTTAGAACGATTGTTTGAGAGAGCCGAAGCGGTAACAACAGAACCATTTCAAAGATACGAAGGGCAAAGACTAGCTTTACCGACTGAACAACAACAACAAGCCTATCGAGGTGTTGAAGAAATGGTTGGAGGCTACAAACCATACATAGCTACGGCTGATTTACTTACAGCTCAAGCGGCTCAACAATCAACAGACCCTGCGGCTATTGCTGCTCGTATGAGTCCATACCAACAATCTGTTATTGATATACAAAAAAGAGAAGCCTTACGTGATGCTAATAAACTACAACAACAAATAGGAGCATCAGCAGTTGGTGCCGGTGCCTTTGGAGGATCACGACAAGCTTTAGCTGAAACAGAATTAGGTAGGCAGACTGGACAAAGACTGGCTGATATACAAGCCGTTGGTTCGCAACAAGCTTTCCAACAGGCGATGAATCAATTGTCTGCTGACAGAGCAGCATCACTTGCGGCTGGTCAACAGTTTGCTGGTCTTGGTGCCCAACAACAACAGTTAGGATTAGCGGGATTAGGTGCGCTTGAAACTGTCGGTGGTACACAACAAGCTCAACAACAAAGAGCACTAGACATTGGATATGAAGATTTTGCCAGAGAGACAACCTATCCACAACAGCAGCTACAAGAGATGTCATCCGTGCTTCGTGGATTTAATTTACCAGTATCGACATACACAACATCCCAAACACAACAAGCACCACCATCATTTGGACAACAAGCAGCTGGTCTTGGTCTGGGTGCACTCGGTATCTATGGTGCGGGTAAAGGTGTAGGACTATTCGCTGGTGGTGGTGATGTCCCTGATAATCCAGGTCTCAAAAAGTTAGCTGCCAAAGCTCCACAAGTTGTAGAGAATATGGGCTTTAATCCACAAGAAGTTATTAATGCCTATATGGGTGGTAAGATTAACTTTCAAAAAGGTATGAGTGTTTATGGCACAGCGGCCGGTGCGGGTGCAACGGCTACACCTGAAGAAGAAGAAGAGGTTTTAGAAAGACAAAAAGAGATCGAGAGGGATACGGCACTTGGTAGATTTTTAGGTGGTCCACGATCTCAAAAAAAATATGATGATATGATGAAAGAATTACCGTTTGAAGTTATGACTATGCCCGGAAGTTATTTACGTCCAGGTGTTGAAACATTTACTGATGATGAAGGCAATTTTATAATGCCTAAACAAAAAGCTAGACCAAGAATAACAAGTAAAAAAGATAAAGCTAAAGCTAAAGAACTTAAAAAACAAGAAGAGACTGACGTTCAAGATAAAATACAAGATGCAGATGCCGAGAAACAGCGACGTCTAGCTGAGCAAGAAGAACAAAGAAAAGCAGCATTATTAGCAGAGCAACAAAAAAATCAACAACCTGAAGTTGGTGGTAATATGTATAATGCACTTATGGAAAATATTCTTGGACTTGTTGGTAGAGAAAAAACAGACCTTGAAAAATACACAGAAGCTCTAAAAGCAGGAGTTGCAGGTGTTAGGGGTCTTGATGTGGCGCTGGGTAATGTTGGTCGTGAAGATGCACAAGCAATAATTGATAAGGGACTTTCTGATATTTCTGGCATATCAAAAGAAGATAGAAAAAGACTTAAAGAAGATACCTCACTATTAACAACTGGTGCAACTCTTGAACTAGAAAAAGGCAAGATTGGTGCTGACCTTCGAAATAATATAACTAAGATGGCGATGGAACAATTAAAATTAAACAGTGCAGAAGCAAGAGAAATTACAAAACAAGTTATAACTGCTGATCCATATTTAATTCAAGATTATGTTAATGCAACAGATCCAATAAAAAAAGCAATGTTAGCAGATCGAATAACAGATGCTCTTACAGTTGCTAAATCTTCTCTTGATAAAATTAAAGGAGGCATTGTAGCGGGCGCAACCGATGCCTTTGACCAAAGTAAATATATTGATACAAAGCTAGGACAAGTATCAACTCGACAAGCAACGTCACCATCTAGGACGAAATAAAATGGTTAAGCTAGTTGACATTGGTCAATATGGTTCCCTTAGTTTTGATGACGATGCAACGGATGCTGAAATCAAAACATACATAGACGACAACTACAAAGAAATATCGAATCGTCTTAACATTCCACCAGAGCCTGTAGGACCTCTTGCAAAAATGCTACCGTTCAATTCTGTTGAACGTGGTTTTCGTAATGCCCAGATTGCTTTCAATATGTTGCAGTTAGAACTTGGGCTTGATGATATACAAAATGCAGTCTATGACATTCGTCGTTATCAACAACGTCAAGCTGAGATACCTATAGATCGAGAAGATGCCGAGACATTACAAAAAGTTACCGAGGCTGATACACTTGGTGGAGCTATGTCTGCACTAGGAGATAACCTTAGTGTTATTGGACCATTGATTGGTGAATCGATTGGTACATATCTACCAACACTGGCAGTAGGTGGTGGTGCGGCTTTAGCAACACGAGGATTACTCGGTCGTATTGTTGGTGCTTTAACTACAGGATCGGGTAGTGGTGCTACTGAATACGGACTATCTATTGTTGATGCTTTTAATGAAGCGGGGGTAGACATCAATGATGGTGGTGAATTAGCCGATGCCTTATCAGATGAAGATAAACTAGCCGAGGCAAAAGAGTTTGCTCTTGCTCGTGGTGTACCTATTGGTGCCTTTGATGCTGTGGCTTTTGGGTCGGCGGGATTATTAACCAAAGCTTTGAAGACGGGCGCAAAAGTAAATGTCGGTAAGAAAACGGCAGCAGCTATGGAGTTTGTACCGGCAGCTGGCTTTGGTTCTCTTGGTGAGGCTGTCGCACAAATTCAAAGTCTTGGTGAAATAAAATCTCCAGGGGCTGTGGCTCTTGAAGGTATTGCCGAAGGTCCGTTAAGTTTAGTAGAGGTTGGTTTAGCAGGTTTAAAAAAAGATGTAGATACAACGGACAATATGGACAAACCGTTAGCGCTAGAGTACAAACCACAAAAACAAATAGGTCAAACTATTAAAGAAGAAGGTCCAAAGTTATTAACTTTTCAACCAGAAGATATTGTTGGTGAAGGGTTTACAGGAAAGAAAAGATCAACATCAGAACAAACGGCTGAACGAGGTATAGCGGCTAAGATATATAATTTAATTAGTGATGTTGCTACGCAAGGAACTAAAGATGGTACGAATTATAGAAAGATATCGCCAACGTCTGTATTAAAAAGTTTAGGTTCTGCCGAAAGAGAATTTCTTAGACGTAAAACAGATGACAAAGGTGTAACATTTGTTAAAGATGTTTTAGAAGATTTAGTTAAAAATAAGAAAATAGACAAGTCACCTATATATGGAGTGGATAAAGCTAAAGGACTAGCGAAACAAACAGGATTTATATATCACACTAAATCTCCATACGATACGAAAACACAAGAAGAAGTTAAACAAGCTGAGATTAATGCAAACAAAAGAAAACAACAACCAAAGAAAAAGACACCGATAAAATTAAGTAAACCAAGATTACAATTTACTACTGAAGCAGATATGCAACAGAATATTCAAGGGTATAAATTTAATGAAGACTCAATTGATAATGCTGTAACAGATTTGCCTGAGTCTGTTCAAGAAAAAACTAAACAATTTTTAACTATGGCAGAGGCTGATAAAAGGGGCACGGTTAAAAATATACATGCAACAAATCAAGGTAATAAGGTTGTTGGTCAAATACAAAGTATGCAGATTAGATTACCCGGTTATTTAAAAAGTTTAGTTGCAGCTATTAATCCTAATAACCCAGACGATACTAAGTTTTTTGAAGAGACTGACCAAGATGGTAATAAAGGTGAGACAAAAGCTATTGAATATTTAAATAGTAAAATAGGTAATCAGACAGTTGATGTAGAAACAGTTGAGGACACAAACGAAATGCCTAATTTTTCAGTTGAAGAAAAAGAATCTGACATTTCAATACCAGACTTGATAAGAGTACAGAACAATAAAACAACAAAAGCTTTTAGCCAAGCTAAAGATAAACCAAACAAAAAAACAGTTAGTGACGATAAACAAATTATTGGTGGTGGTAATAATTTTTCAAACGAATTCACACAACAAGCTGACGAAATGGAAGAAAGATTTGAAAGTGAGGGTGTTGATGGTAGTGGTACAGGAGGAACTCCCCCACCCCCACCTCCAGGAGGACAACCACCAAGTGATCAAGAACCTCCATCAGAAGAACCAAGAGTTGATCAGAATGTAATACAACAAATAAGACGAGACCAAAGTAAACGAATAGACAGAGCTTTAGATTTTTTTAAAGGACCACTTAACTCACTTAAAAAGTTTGGCAGTTGGTTTACTTCGGCTAACTTTATTGGTCGTCATAATAAAGGTATAGCCTTATATAATACACTTTTAAATTTAAGAACACAGTCAAGGTCTGAAAAGATGGAACGTCAGTCTGGTATACTTAAACCGTGGACAAATCTAAAAACAAAAGATAGAGAAAGAAAAGTAGGTCTTGCGGCTGTCTATTCTCTTGCTTACAAGACAATACTACAACCAAATGAAAACGGTGAGATTGTTATTAGTGTTAATGATTTTAATAGGACTGATGGTCAGAATGAAAGAGGGCAAGATGTTGGTTTAACTTTAGTAAATCTAGCAGGAACAATTAATGAAGACCTTGTACTTGATGCTCAAGAAACCGAAGCCTATCTATCGTTGGCTAAAGTTCAAGAATATCGTAGGGCTGATACCATTATGAATACATTGGATTCTTTAAAAAGAGAATTAAGCACGGACACAGATCAAGCTATATTTGAACAAATGAATGTAAGTATGGAGGATTTACTAACTCGTGAGGGATTGGACCAACTTGTTGAAAATTTGAATGAGATTGCAAACAATCTTAGAGACATGCCAGATGCAGCTCAGCTTCTTAAAAAAGCTTCTAAACGAATTAAAACTATGGTTAAGAATGCTGACACATTATACTTTCCACTATCAAGAAGAGGCGATAGATTCGTATCTGTTACAGAAAATGTTCGAAAAGAAAACGGAGAAATAGTTCGTAGAACAAAGTGGTTTGAAACTTTTGATTCTAAAGATGGATCTTCTAAAATTGTTATGGGTAAGGCGAATCGTATTGCAGAACAACTTCGAATCAAATACGATCCAACATTAACTGTTGAGGATAGAGATGGTAATGTGTTACCTAAGTATGACCATTCAGGTGTTAAACCAAATACAATAAATGAAATTGAAAAATCTGTTGATAAAAACTTTTATGAATCTTTGGAGGCTTTTATATCAATGATGCCAAATAGTGTGCGTCTTGGTAATGAAACAGTTGATAAGATGTTAAAGAAAGCTAGAACATTACGAGATGTAAAAGGCACACCAACATTTTTTAGAACAGCAAGGCTCATACCTGGATATGACTTTGATAATGTTTTAGTATCCTTAAGTGATAGCATTACATCATATGCAACATGGGCATCTCATTTTGAATTTGAAACAAAAATAATAGATGCAAAAAATGATGCTATGACTGATGATGCAACAACGGAAAGAGAAAAGGATTACATCGAAAAACTAGATAAGTACATTAACGAAGACCCATTTGAATTTCAAAACCTAAGACAACTAGGGTTTATGTTTTTCTTAACTGATGTTAGTGCAGCGACTATGAATATGTTTCAAGGTTTACCTGCTATGACATATATTAGTGCTTATGGTGGTATGAAAAAATCGGCAGCTGGTCAAGCAAAATCAATGAAAGACTTAATGAAACTGTTAAAACCACTTAAAGAATTAAAAAATTTATCAAACGACAGTGCAATTAGTTTAGAAAAAGTTATAGAAAAATATGGATCAACTATACCTAGATTAAGTAAAATAGAAAATATATTAGGGTCAGTCATAGCACCTAATCGTACAAATGAATACTTAAACTCAGAGCTTGATGGAATAATGAGAGACTCTGATTTAAATACTCAAGCTTTAATTAGAGAAGGTAAATTAAAAAGTGAAAAGATATTTAGAATTATGGGTACGATGTTCACAACCACTGAGGTTTTAAATCGTCTTGCTACTTACATTAATAGTTATGAACTAACACGAAACAATAATGTGTTACACAAAGCTTTAAAATTTAATGCTTATGATCAGAACTTTAATGCCGCAATACAAGCTAAACTAGGGGTGGATACTCAAAATATACTTGATAACTTTGATACGTTTATACAGAACCAAGATAATCTTGAAGCTTTAAGAGATCAGGTTGCGCAGACAGCCGTTGAAGAAACACAATTCTTATATGGTCGAGAAGCAAAGCCAAGAGTTACAAGAGGATGGGGTGCGTTGCTTTTACAATTCAGTGAATACCCAACAATGATGTTACAGTTAATGTGGAAGTTAGGTTTTAATAGAGGACCTGAAGGTAGAAAAGCTATGGCTATGTATGGTGTTGCTTTAATACTAACCAGTGGACTGATGGGTTTACCATTCGCCGAAGATTCATCCGAGATTGCAGAGTTATCTTATCAGTGGTTTGCTGGTAAAAAGATCAACATAGAAGAAGAGTATTATAAAGTATTAGAAGGCATAGTAAGTCCTAATGTAGCTGAAGCATTATTAAAAGGACAACTTAATATGGCTGGTTTAAGTATAGGTCCACGTGTTGGTCTAGGAACACATCCGGTAACAGGTGGATTGATTGATGTATTTTTTGGAGACGGTGGTATTAACAAAGCTAGTATACCCGCACTTAGTATAGGTCGTGGTTTATTCGATGCTTTAAACTATATGCAAGTTGATGATGCTCATATGGCAACGGCTTCTGTATTACCTAAACCATTTGCAAACTTTGTGAAAGCAACAGCTTTAAAACAAGGTGGTTATAGAACACGTAACGGTGAGGTTATTGTACCACCACAAGACGTAAGTAATTATTCAGCTTTCTTACAAGCATTAGGATTTACACCTACCGAAATAGCCAGACAAAGAGAAATGAATTACCTTATGAAATCTGGTAAAGACCCCGCTGCTTTATTAAGACAAAGATTTTATAGGAGAGAACAGGTGGCTAATGCAAAAAGAGATAGGGGTATACGTGAGAATAGACCAGACGTTGTTAGAAGCGCCGAAAGAGATTTAAGAGAACTATATGAAGACTTACGAGAACACAATCAAAAAGCTAGATCACAAGGGGAATATAATTTACAGATTAGACTTGACCCTAAAACAACACGGTCAAATATAAATGAAAATAGACGGGGAATGCAGAACACTTATAACAACCAACCATTAGATTCACAAAGACGACAAAGAGAACGTATGCAATACATGCCACAATAGTATTGACTAACATTATGAAAAGTATATATTTAACTTTATGAAAGATGTCCACGTGGCGATCGGTTGGGACTCAAGAGAAATAGATGCATACCAAGTGTGTGAGCATTCTCTTGTTAGACGATCGTCAATCCCAGTAGCCGTTACCCCCTTAATGCATAATGCTTTACGAGAGTTTAAACTGTTCGATAGAGAGTGGCGCATTGATAAGAACGGTCAACATTGGGATGTAATGGACAATGCCCCTTTCTCTACAGAGTTCAGTCATACTCGGTTTCTTGTACCAGAGTTGGCAAGACGAAACAAAGTAAAGGGATGGGTTATCTTTTGTGACTGTGATTTTCTATGGATGGATGATATAAAAAATTTACTTGATGAACTTGATGACAGTTATCCAGTTTGTACAGTTAAATTTTCTTATGAACCAGAAAGTGATATGAAGATGGACAATAAAATACAAACAACATATAATTGTAAACTATGGTCTTCACTTATGGCTTTTAATATGAATCACAAAGCAAATAAAAAGTTAACACATTATGATGTTAATGAAATGAAAGGTCTTGATCTCCATCAGTTTGGGTGGTTATCGAGAGGACCAAATAGTGTAGGAGAAATCAACCCAAAATGGAATTATGTTCCGGGTATAATGGGAGAGAACACCCCATTGTCCCCATCAGCTGTTCACTTTTCTTTAGGTGGACCGTGGATGAACGGATATACCGACTGTGAGTTTTCAGACAAATGGTTTGCTGAAAAAGCTCATATGGATTATCAACATGGATCAACATTGAAGGATATGAAATGCCTACATTTTCACTTGTAACGTCGTTTCGCGGCGATCACTGGAATCTTTATGCCAAAG